ATTGCAGGCTTTTGAATAGCCCTAGAAAGCCGTTTGTCTCTCTACCTATGGTAACCCCTACATTTGTCCATGCGAAGACGAATGGGGCTATTACAATGGCAAAGACGGTTGCTATTACTAAAAACCTTCGGACTAGGACTCCTCCATCACGTTTTGCAGCAGCATCAGCCGAGGCATCTGCCATCTGTTGAGACGTAATCATGCGCTCAAACTGACGAGCTTGATTGTCCATCTGCGTGCCAATAAGCTTCATTATAAAGCCACTGACGCCTCCTCCAAGCATTGCTAGTAGTTCCGGGGTCATTTTTTGTCTTTAAGTTCTTTAATTACTTTAATTGCAGATGCAGCCATGTAAATAAAGGTTGCAAGACCTACGCAAAAACCGAGGACTTCATTAATAGGAGAAAGCTCTATAGTGGCTATAAAACCACCAGTGCCAACAGTTGATCTGTATATAATGTCATTCATCAACAAATTATGCCTCCATTTGGAATGATTTCCAACCTGATCCTCCCAAAAATCCTTGGAACTTGTCTAAAGTAGTATTATAAACGACAGTTCCATTGCTCGGGCTGCTAGGTAAATCAGCAGTAGCATAATGACCAATTCTAACATAATTTTCAAAGAAAGCACCTCCTACAACTTTGAGTGCTGTATCTTGCACTCCACCCGTATTGCCGGCTACAATGTGTAATGTAGAATCTGCGGTATCTCGATTAATTCCAATCCTTGCACCAGTTGAACCGTCAATTTTCTTAATTACCATTAAGTTGGTTGGAGACTCATCATAATCCCTAAATCGGTGCTCCTTGGCATCATAATTTATTGGTTGAGCCGTGCCAGTTGTAGTTCCTAGACATTGAATTTCAGTTACGCCATAGAGTTCCACCCCGTTTGTATTTGCTTCACCAATTTTTACTTTACCATTTGTAGTAGTCTGCCCGGCAATTCGCATTGCTTGACCGCCCGATAAGACCAAATCGCCTGCGGTTGATCCATCGCCAGCGGTTGCACCTCCCCTTATATTAAGGTCTTGCCCTGTTACTGCGCCTCCACCTGCAGTCCCTGTCAAAAACCCTTCTATGCTACTGTTGTCTATATGAATCCCGTTGGTAAACCTAGTTTGACCATCGCTTATGTATGGTGGCCCAACAGTTCCAAATTGAATTGGATTAAGTCCGTTTGCTGTAAATGTTGGAGATGCGGTAGGCGCAGCACCTACATTGGTTAGTATTGCCGCATTGTCTGCGGATTGTAGCATAGAATCTACATCGGATGAAACTGTTATATCTGACATAATTATTGTGGTCTAGTGTATTTAAAATTTGTTCCTGGTTGCAGAAAGGTGAACCCGCTATTGTCGCTTCTTAAATAGTAATACGGCACTGGCGCAACTCCGCTCAACGTCTGCTCACCGCGTAATGAAAGTTTTAAACCTAGAAACATATTAGTTTAGAATCGGTGCAATGCAACTAAACCGCCGCTAATAGACACGCCTGTAAATTCTCCATACAAGACAGTGCCAGCGGTAAAAGAAGTTAACAAGAGTGCTGGGTTAGTAACTTTGCTAGTTGTAACTACATCCAAAGTAGAATCTTTAAGGAACTGTATTGCTCCAAAAGTTCCAGCAGGAGAGCTAGATGCAGAATTAATTATCGCAGAACCTGCGGAACTAAATTCTAACGTTTGATTTTTTGAACTATTCATTTTATTATCGGGATTGTCTGTTTACGTAAGTTGAAATTCTTTTTCCAACAATGTTAGTGTTAGATGTTATACTAGCTTTGCTAAGCTCAGTATCTAGGTATTGTGCGCCAATTTGTTCTTCTATAATAGCTTTTTCAGTTTGACCGTCCATGCGAAGAAAATCTGCATAAATAACGTGAGCCATAAAATAAAAAAATTCTAAAGGAATACGATTAGTTGCAACTAGCTCTGGAACTTCTTCTTTGTATGTAACAAATACAGAACTAGATGAACCGCTTCGCATATTTAACAACGATGCTCCATCCCCAGTTACATAAAACTCATATTCAATTGTAGAGTTTCGATCAAATGGTTTATCCCTATGGATGCGCAAAAATTCTCCAATGTCTTTTTTGCTTGTTTCTGTAAAAGGAATTACACCATTTGCGCTAACGGCACGAGCTTCACCAGCTACCAAATACCGGGGCCAGAAATCATACGCATCAAAAGCTTGCTTAAACCTTCGGTTTGCAAAATTTAATATGTAATTAGTTTCTTCAGAGGTAAATTCATTTACGCCAGCTAAAGACTTTATTAAATCAAATAATTCAGAATATGGTCTGGTCTGCATTATACTTTGTTAGGACTAAGATCGCTAAATGTCTTGTTGTAATACTTTAAAAATTCTTTAGAATGAACGTGCTCTTGCCCGTATTTTTTAATCATTCTGAAATAGTCCCTTGAAGGGATTGTTGCTACGCATTTACCAAGAACTGGGTGCGTTTTGCCTCGCTCTTGGGTCGCTTCTTTCCGAGCAATGTTTGACCGTTTGGATTCAAAGTGTTTCTCTTCTTTGAAATTCCGTTTAATTTCATCAACAAAAGCAGCATCAATTGCTTCTTGTGTGATTTCGCTAGGCTTGGTAATTATTTCCATAATAAAAAGGCGGGGGGCTTTCGCCCCCCGACCAGAATTATTTAAGCTTGTCCTTGGATAAGACCGTGAGCCTGTGGGTGATAAACACCGAGGGTCAAAGCACAATCCACGATACCACGCTCACCACCACCAAGATTTGGTAGACGAGAAGTTCCCATTGGGATCAGCTCGTGAACACCGTAGTATTCAGGGTTTACGAGGAAGCCAGCACCCTTATTTGTTGCAGTGCCAAAATTAGGCATACATACAGGGTTACCGTTAATGATTGACACGATACCGTGATCGCTTTGATAAAGCTCAACAGAGAGCTTGATCTGAGCAGATCCACCTTCGTAGTTTACATCACGGATGCTAGTTTCGCCAGCAGCTGTAGATAAGCGAGCAAAGTCACTTACGGTGCGGCGGAGACCAGTGTTGGCAACGAGGCTAAGATTGTTAACAGAACCATTTACTTCAAATACAGAAGTAATAAGGTCGTTAAACTGAGTTTCGTTGAACGCAACATTAGTATCTTCAGCTTGTGTGTAGATGCTAGTAGCAGGTGTCTCGAAGCCAGCGGGAACGCCAACAAGAGCATTAGGAGCACTGTCGATATAAGCGGCAAGACCGTTCATCTTATAAGGAGTTGCAGCTGCAGCTTGTTGCTTAACGTTAGCAGAACATAGAGTTTTTTCTACGTCACGCTTCAGTTCACGAATTGCCTTAGCTTCAGCTTGTGCAATCTTAGCAGGGCCTACAGAATCAACAGCTTCTTGAAGCTCAGATACCTTGTAGTCACGACGGAACTTCTGTGTGAAGTTACCCATGCGAGCACGACCAGCAAACTGGTCAGTAAAGGTAAGAACATCAGCACCCTCGTCAATACCATCTGTGTTTGGTAAGTCAAGGACATCTACTGTCCATTCTGTGTCAGTTGCGGATGCCTTCTTTTTAGAGGCAGAGGAAAGAATCGGAGTTTCTTCAGGTGCGAGGATAGTCAAGACATCAGTCAAGTCTTCGCGATTGGAAACTGCAGACCCCGGATTTGTTGTATCATATGTGTTTGAGAATGACATAATTTTATCGGTTTTGTAGTTGTAGGGTTCTTAATTTAATGAAGTCGCTGCTATCTCCAGTGTTTTTGAATTGTGAGTGATAAGCTTTTGCTTTCTTTTTTGCACTAGGTCTTGCTGGCGTTGCAGCGGTTGACCCAGCTTTGGGTGGACTTAGCGAAGCTGTTTGTTTCGCTGGTTCACTGTTTGTAGGTAACACTTTTCGTCCATATAGACTGTTAGCGGCATGAGCCAATAAATATGGCAATTGCGCTTTCATGTCTGGACTAGCTGACTTAAATGACTTTGCCAAACGAGGATCTCGGATCATAGCATTATATTTCTTGCTTACATCGTTATTTTGATCTCTCATCCAGGGAAGTTCTTGAACTGCCCTTCGTGCATATCCATTTCTCATTTGAACGCCTTGAGCTTCATCCCTAAGAGTATTATACTGCATAGGGAGATGTTTTGCTTTAGACTTTCTTGCATTTTTTAATGCGTTTCTAACATCTTTTTTGGTATAATCTTTACCTTCGACGCTAGTAACAACATCAGCTGCCGAGTAATCATCTGAATCAAACAGGACTTCTTCAGCCCATTCAATTACTTCAGAAAGCTCTTTAGATTTTGCATTGAGTGCTTTTGGATCTTTTATGTCTTTATACGGATTTGCTTGTATATCTTCTTCAGAATATTGAACCGTCTTGCGAGTGGATAATTGTTTTTCTAATTTAAAAACTTTTTCCTCCGCAGCTTTGCGCTTGGCAGTAAGTTCGCCAAACCTAGCTACTGCTCGAGAGTTTATCTTTGTTGATAGATCCTTTAATTCCGATTCGGACAACTTGTCCAAGTCTGTTACCTGAGAAAGAACATCTGGTTGCTTCTGTGGCACTGCCTTAGCTGTTTGCTTAGGTTGAGCTTCAGAATTACCTTCTGTTTTTGTTTCACCCTCTAATCGCTTCTCAATAAAATCTTCTTGAGAAATATTAGATGATTCATTAACTGTAGTTGACGCTGTATTTTCAACGGAATCAGCGGTCTCCGTTTTGACTTCATTTTGCATATTGTTTCCACTCTTTTACGCTGAGCGATAGCGATATTTATATATTAACATACGTATCAACCCCCTAAACTTGGGCATTGATATTACGTATAGAATCTTTATAGTCACACATCTCTAAAAGCTGATCGTAGGACAAAACCCTACCAGATATTTGTTGCACTTTGTGTGGCTCTGCATCGTGAAGATCTGCAATCTGCTCGTCCTTCAGGACTTCTACAAATTGAAGGAATCTTACAAATGCACTATGGGTCTTGAGAGTGCTAATGTCGGTTTCTATATCAGTCATCTAATTCTTGAGCGTATTTTCTTAGGGCATCGACAACTCGATCCATGCGCTTCTTAATGCCGTCACTATCTTTGTAAGCGGAAACGTTGTTGGTAAATTCATCTGCCGCTGCTTCAAAATTACCTTCATTAATAAAATCTAAAGTATCTGGACTTCCTTGAATTAGACCTCGGTATGCTGAATTTACTAATTCCATTTTTAAATAAAATGGAAAAGAATCAAAATCTTTTATTTTGTCCCTAACCTTCCTATTAGCGTCACCAATGTCTATTTTAAGCAATTCAACAGCTTCTTCCTCAGTAATACCATCGTCATACGTTCCAGCTGCTTTTTCCTCTGCTGTAATTTTGTGACCATAGGCTACTATGGTTTCATCCTCGTCTATTACGTGAGGATACCATTTGTCATCTTCTTTTCCGGCTCCTATGCTATTTTCTAACTCTTTAAGGATTTCTATTTGAGAATTTTCTTCGTCTCCTGAATAATATTGACTAGACGACTCTTCTTCAGATTCTTCCTCGTCTTCAATAAAATCAGAATACATGATAATGTCTAAGCCTTCGTCTTCTTCATCCTCAATTTTCTCTACTTCTACTTCTCCTTGAGGCATATCAAGTGGCATACGCTCAAACATCGAGGCTTCTCGACTTTTGGCATATTGTTCCGTGCTCATTGATTTGGAAGGCACTGGGATGACTCCCTCGTCTTCGATCTCAGCCATTTCCATAATCTTATCAAGATCTTCTTGCGGA